GCTATAATTAACCGCTCTTTCTCCGCACTCAAGAAAAAACTCTTTGAGTTTAGAGTTAGCTGAATCAATGGCCCATTCACATTCATTAATTAGGGAAAATATATAATTCCCCAATTTATGAAGATATGAATTTAAATGAATAGACCTTTTAATTCTAAAATCTACGCTCTTTACGATATTGGAGACGAGTTTATGATTATGTAAGAAGAACTCATATTCTCTTTTTTGTTTAATAATGTAATTATAAACATCAATGAGAATACCTTGAGTCGTTACATAATCCTCGTCAACAAAATCGATATCTAATTTATTGATTATTGATAGGTATTGGGTTAGCCCTAGGAGGGGCAAGGTACGTAGAGAAGAGTTCGACGACAGCTGGGTTAGCCAACTGTCTTTGAAGGTAATCTCTTCCGAAAGATAAACCATTAATGTATAAAAAACGGAGTTGGGTATTGACAAGCCGGCCATTAATGTAGCCGACTGAAATGTCCCTTCCGTTAACTTTAACGGTTCGTGTATCTCTAGGAGCCTGGTCCCGAACTTGGTTATTTTGAGGGATTTGCGCACGTTGTTGCGCTGGCTGATTGCCCCCAGAATTATTTCTGGGAGGAACAGCGTTGTTCCTTGAAAAGTTCGGATTAGGTCCTGGTCCCATATTTGACCTAACTGCAGAAGCATATGTGGATTTACTTTGTCCTTGACCCATTGCGAGTCTGCCCACGGACAAAGGAGAGAGATTAGTACCATGGCATTCTTTATAATGCTTGATCATATCTTCATCTTTAGCTGTTTTAAATAAACAGCTTTCGCATTTTAACTCACCACTTTTAATTTTTTGAAAATTTGGTGAAGAGTTAGCGTGAGATTGGATATGATGCTGGTTGAAGGATGCCACATCATTAAAAATTTTCCATGGATTACAGTTTTTACACTGAATTCTTTCATGAATTACACTTTTATTCTCATAATTAAGGATTTGATCCTTATGTTGAGAGTTATGGTGTTCAAGAACAGAACTCTGATCTTGGAAGCTCTTATTGCAAAT